GCGCCGCACCGGGGAGGTGATCGACAACTACGCCTCCGCGCTGCAGTCGGTCGAGATCATCTTCACCACCAGGCTCGGCGATTTGATCATGCTGCGCGAATTCGGGGCCGGGATCGTCGAACTTCTGGGCCGGCTGATGACACAGCGACTGTTCGGGGTATTCCAGACCCTCCTGATGACCGGCATCGATCTCTGGGAGCCGCGTTTCCGTGTCCGCCGCGTCGATCTGTCCGGCACGGTCGACGAGATCCGCACGGGTCGGGCGGGGTTCCGCCTGGAAGTCGACTGGCGTCCGAACGCCCATCTCGGCGACGTCACAGTCGAGGGCGTGCGGACCTTCGGGCTTTCCTTCATTGACGGCTATGCGAGGGCACGATGAGCCGCTTCACCACGGAAGGGTTGCCTCGGCCCGTCATCGTGCAGCCGCTGGACTATGAGGCGACACGCGCTCTGCGGCTTGGGGACTTTGTCGAGCGGATGCTCGAAGCCGGCGTTGAATACGATGTCGCCGGTCTTCCCGCCAACCCCGGCACGATCGCAGCCCGCAGCGCCGCCTATGGCGACATGCATTTCGTTGCCCGTCTGAATGACGCGGCTCGCGTGGCGCTCCTGTCCTCATTCGCGATCGGCACCGATCTCGATTTGCACGCCACACGGATCGGTTTGGAGCGGCTGCCGGACGAGACCGATGAGGCGCTGCGCGAGCGTGTTCGGCTAGCATGGAAAGGCAAATCGGCAGCCGGGCCGGACGACTACTACAAGTCCGCCGCCCGCAACTTCGACCCCCTGGTGCGCGACGTCGCGGTCACGGCCGAGACGCGCGACTTCTCTGACCGGGTGCTGATCCTGTCGGTGCTCACCTCCGACAATGGCGGGCTGATTACGCCCGAGTTGCAGGCCGGCCTGACGGAGGCGCTGAACGATCCCTCGTTCCGATCTCGCAATGTCACGGTCGAGATCGTGCCGGCGATCATCACCACGAAGAACGTTTCGGCGCATGTCCATCTCTATCCGGAGACGCCCGAGAGCGTGATCGACCAGGCAGAGCAGGCGCTGATCGAGGCGATGGCAGCTGACCAGCGTCTCGGCTTCGATCTGACCCGGTCCTATGTCGAGAAGCACTTGCACCGGGCCGGCATTCAGCGTGTCGAGCTGCAGGGCTGGACCAACGCCTATGCCGAGTTCAACGAAGCCATCCGCCTCGGCACCATCACGCTGACGATGTTCCGGCTGACGTCATGAGTGCGGAGCTTCTGCCGTCCAACGCGGGGCCGGCAACGGTCGCGCTTGCTGCGACGTGGGACACGCTGGGCCGATACGGCGGTCTCATCGGGACGATCAAGAACTACGGCATCACCATCACCCCAGATGATTGGGTGCCTTGGTTCATCTGGGATTACGGCCTCGAGGACGTCGTCCCGTATGTGCGCGACTTTCGTAAGGTGCTGGCAGAAGGCCCGGCCTGGCAGGCACGCCGTGGGACGGACGCGGGCATCGCCATCGGCATCGGTTGGGTCGAAAGCGAAGGGATCGTCGCTCCTCCCGACCAACGGCACAATTGGTGGGAGTTCCAGGTCGGCTTCACAACGACGCCGGTCGATATCACCCAGATCGCTCAGCTTGAGGGCATCATCAATCTGTCGAAGGCATCCGAGGACGAGCTGTTCCGGATGTTCTCGATCGGCCGCGACCATCGCCCGGTCCGCATGGACAAGCACCGGTTCGATGGCGGCCTGATGGACGGTTATTCCGGCGAAGTGATCCCGGGCGTCGGCGCCAAGGTGTCGTTCGGCTGGATCGGCAACCCGGAAACCGAAACCGCCAACGAGGTCGGGTACGGCGCCGAAATCGATGCCACGAACACCGCGCTGGTCTTCGGCGGCATGCGGCTTGACCGGGATCGCTTCGGCATCCGGCCACGGGCGATTGCCGAGGCCAGCGACGAGACCGATGGCACCTTCGCGCTGACCGACATCAAGCCGGCGGCCTGGCCGAGTTTCTATCCGACCGGATCGTGGGCCGTTGGCGGCGATCTCACCGTCATTCCCACCACCGTGGAGGTCGCATGAGCGCCGACATTCTGACCACCTGTGGCCGTGAGGTCATGGCCGAGCAGCTGGTGGCCCTGACCTTCCTGTTCGCGCTCTCGCGGGGCGATCCGTCGTGGGATGCCACGTGGGAAGATCCGAACCCGCCGTCGCCGCCGCTGTCCGCAATCGGCGTCCTGGACCTGGTCGGCTATGCCCGCGCCACGGTGCAGGGCTTTCTCGTACCCGACGAGGCCGGGCTGATCCTGTCCGACACTGGCACAAAATACACTGTCAGCGAGACCCGAACCCGCTGGGCGCGCGTGCGCCTGTCCGTGCCCGCCGGCACCTATCCCGACGAGACCATCCGCGAGATCGGGCTGTTCTCGTCGCCGACGATCGACGCAGGCGTGCCGCTTGGCCAGACAATCATCGAACCCGCCGACGTGTCCGACCCCGGAGATCTCAATCGCCTGGTCTGGACGCGGCCGCAGTTCCTTTCCGCCGGCACGTCGATTGCCCGCAACTTCGTATTGAGGGTCTGATGTTCTCGCTGGCCAATTACTTCAGCCGTCTCTTCGACGGCCAGAATTCCGACGGCAGCGCGCGCTCCGGCGCCGCCTATATCGCAAAGCGCTATGCCGAGCTTCTGTTCCGCGGCAAGCAGTTCGTCGAGAGCGCTGAGGCCAACGAGGCGCAGGGCATAACCTATTCCCGCCTCGGCGAGGTCGGCGACGGAGCCTTCGGTCCGATCTCGCTGCGCGAGGGCGGCACGGTCATCATCGACCAAGGCGCCGGCACTGTTCGCGTCAGCGACTCCAAGGTCTGGGCCGGCGGCTACATGCACCGCGTCCCGGACAGCACGGTCGCCGGAGTGGCTATGGTCGGAACGGCCGTTATCGGTATCGCGGTGACCGAAGTGCCCGTGACCGATGTCGAGGATCCCGAACTGAAGGGCATCGTCCCGAATACGGAAAGTCAGGGCGAGGCTCTGGCCGCGCGGCTGCGCTATGACGCCGTGTGGGCGAAGGATGGCGATCCGTTCTACCCGGTCTTCACGATCGTCGACGGCGTGCTGCAGAACGAGGTTCTGGCACCGCAGGATTCCTCCGCCGAGCTGGCGGTCGAGCGCCACATCCGCCAGACCCATGGCAGCCACATCGTCGACGGCTTCCGTGTGTCGCCGGGCGGCTTCGACGATGCCACCGACGAGCAGACGCTGATCATCTCTGCAGGCACGCTGCGGGCCGAAGGGCGTGAGGTCCGTCGCTCGGTCGATCAACGCTTCCGCCGCGTCGAGAATCCGACGTTGGTGCAGGTGAACGGGGAGGCGCAGGTCTATCCGGCCGGAGGCGTCGTCACGCTGAACCATGGCCCGATCGACAGTGTGCAGACGGTCACCGTCATCAAGGAAGTGACGCGGACCATCACGCACCAGCTCGCCGGCGGCACCGACGCGTTGCCGGACACGCCGGTCTACACGATCCAGTCTGTGGCGCAGGGCGGCACAACCTTTAACGAGACCACCAGCTGGACGAAACAGGGCGACGGCATCAGCTGGGCCCCAGCGGGTGCCGAGCCCTCGCCGGGCTCGAGCTACGATGTCACCTATCGCTACGTGGCAACGGTCACGCCGCAGGCAGTCGGCCGCCAGACCCTTACGCTGGAGAGCGCGGTGGTCGGCCAGCCGGTGACCGTTCAGTATCGCTGGAAGCTGCCGCGGGTCGATGTCCTGGCAATCGATCTCGATGGAGCCGTCGTCTATCTCGAAGGGCTTTCGAGCCGCTATAATGCGGTCCCCCCTTCGGTGCCGCTGCCACTCGCCCCGCTTGCCCGGGTTGAGAATCGCTGGGGTATCCACCCGGTCATCACCGACGTCGATCAGCGCAAGATCACCGAAGCCGAGACGCGGGCCATGCTGCGCACGCTCATCGACAATGCGGACCTGATCTCGCAGCTGCGCATGCTGCTGACCATTCAGGAGCG